AAGAAATCCTTTTGATTGGAATAAAGTTGACTTGGATGATGTTGATGAAGTGGTTGCGGATAGATTAAGAAAACATAAACTACTAAATGAAAAGGTTTTTATTGTGTCTGGCAGGGATGAAATCTGTAAAGATTTAACGATTCAATGGTTGGAAAAACATAACATTCCTTTTGATGGGATATATATGCGAAAACACAACGACAATCGTAAAGATTCAATTATTAAACAAGAAATCTACGATAATTATATTAAAGAAAAATATAATGTATTATTTGTTTACGATGACAGGAATCAGGTAGTTAATCAATGGAGAAAAAATAAACTAAAAGTATTTCAAGTTGAAGATGGAAATTTTTAAGAAAATATATAATTATTTAAGGTTCATTGAAGAAGAAGTTCAGAAATGTAGGGAATCTTCAATGTTCGGTAAATTCTAAAAAAAGGATGCCAGCCACTCCTACTCAACAATCTGGCCGTTAATGATTGGGCGAGGCAATCAAGGTTAAAAATTTCACCTCAATCTAATAGATGGAAAAAATAAATCCCCCGGTTTTAATATTCTGGGGGTTTTTTATTATATTTGTTGCAAATATGAAACATTTAAACAAAAGAGCTAAGGAAATCTACGAGCAGACGCTTGAAGAATTTTCACGAAATAAAAATTGTGTTGATTTAGTTTTAATTCAAGCTTATGCAGTGGAGCTTGAGACATACGAACGAGCGTGCAAAGAAATTGCGAAATCAAATGAAGTAACAGAAGCGCCAAGCGGTTACTTAATGATAAATCCATTTTACACGATCCGCAAGCAATCTTTAAAAATTGTAACTGATTTAGCCAAGCAATTGCAGCTAACCCAAATACAAGATAAACAAACAACAAAAGTTTCAAAATTAGAATTATTAACCAATGGCAAGAAAATACAGAGTAAAAAAATCGGATAACGGTTTTATCATTGAAATGTCTCAAGGGTATAAGTTTCAGCCGTGCGACAAATTGGGGATGTGGCATCATGAGCCTATTGTGTACAGAAACGAATACATTGCGAATTTGAATAAAAAATATTTTGAAAATCGCACGCTTACAAAAATAATTCAGCATGAACAAAGCGAATCAATATTGTAGCGATGTTTTATCTGGCAAAATAAAAGCGTGCAAGCACGTCATAAATGCGTGCAAAAGATTTGAGGCCGATTTGTTACGTTTAGATATTTCATTCGATTATGATTTGTATAATCACGCCGTTACATTTATTGAAGAGCTTGAGCATACTGTTGGCTTATATGCCGGTAAAAAATTTAAACTTGAATTATGGCAGCACTTCATTGTAGCAAATATTTTTGGTTTTGTGAAATCTGACGGGTCTCGTAGATTCACAAGAGCTTATATTGAAGTGCCTCGAAAAAACGGGAAGTCAACATTTTCTAACGCTTTAATGATTTATGGCCTTATAGCCGATGGCGAGGAAGGCGCTCAGGTGTACAGTGCAGCTACAAAGTTAGATCAGGCAATGATGGTATTTTCTGAGGGCGCAAGGGTATGTAAGCAAGTTGACTGGTTAAAAGATGCGGTTGATGTTTATAATTCGGTTAACAATAGGCGCATAAATTACGGGACGTCATTCTATAGACCACTTGAGTGGAATCCAGGAAAACAAGACGGTCTCAATACCCACTTTTGCTGTATCGACGAATATCACGCTCATAGCAATGATGAGCTGTATAATGTTATCAGGAACTCAATGGGGGCAAGATCTCAGCCGTTATTGTTTACGATTACTACTGCTGGCTTCAATAAAGAGTCAGCTTGCTTTAAGCATCGTGAATATTGTAGTAAGGTTTTAAGCGGCGGTATAAATGATGACGCTTTGTTTTCTGTAATCTACTCACTTGACGATGGTGACGATTGGACGGATTCTCAAAACTGGATTAAAGCGAATCCAAATTGGGGCGTTAGCGTAAACCCTCGTCAACTTGAGGAAGGTTTGAATGAAGCCAGAGAATTACCACATAAGCAAGTGGAATTTAAAACGAAATTGCTAAACGTATGGACTGACACTGCAACAACTTGGATAAGTGATGAAAAGTGGATTGAGTGCTTTGATGGCGAAGAACCTATTGGTGAGTGTTATGGCGGTCTTGACCTTGCAACAACTGGGGACTTTTGCGCATTCAGTTTAATTTTCCCACACGATGGATACAAGGTTAAGACTTGGTATTGGTTGCCAGAAGAGGCAAGCCGCAGGCGAAATGATCAGATAGGTATATTAATTAGGCAGTGGGGTTTTGATGGTTGGATTCAAATCACGGATGGGAATGTAACAGATTATTCATTTATTAAAAATAAAATTCTTGAACTATCTGAAAAATACGACATTAAAGATATTGCGTTTGATAGGTTTAACGCTACGCAATTGGTTATTGAATTAGGAAATGAAGGTTTGACGATGTATCCTTTCGGACAGGGTTTTGTATCAATGTCAGCACCTACAAAAGAACTTGAGAGACTGGTAAACACAAAAGAGCTACATCACGACGGGAATCCTGTTACCCGTTGGATGATGTCGAATATTTTACTTAGAACGGATCCTGCAGCTAATATAAAAATTGACAAGGGTAAGTCCGGAGATAAAGTAGACGGTCCAGTGTCTATAGTTATGGCGCTCGGAACATTTATGCAAGAACAAACTAAAAACCAACAAAATGAAGATCTATGGTTCACAAGTATATAGTCATGAGGATTTTATAATTCTATACTATAATCAATTGCCGAATTTTAAAACATACGGCGAGGCGTACGAGTTTTGTGAGTCCGTTCATCGTGAGAAGTATGGCAAAAATAAATATAGCTCTTATGTGGTATTTCGTGCGACACTTAGTCGATATTTAAAGACTCACCCTAAATTGTAACAAAAAAAATAAATCTCTAAATTAATATTGTGGCATGGCTTCATTGTTAAGCATATTTAAACCAAAAACACAAAAGCGCTCAAGCTTGACAGCCCCAAGTGATTGGCTTATTCAGTCGCTAAGTAGTTTGTTTGGCAGCACAACAACAAGCGGTCAAGCTGTAAATCCGAACAGCGCAATGAGCATTGCAAGCGTTCACGCCTGCGTGAGGGTAATTAGTGACGCTATCGCTGGCCTTTCATTTAAGTTATATTTTGACGATGGAACAAATAAACGCCAAGTAGTGGCGCATTATTCAAACTATGTTTTAAATGAGCCAAATCCATATCAAACTAAATTTGATTTTATGAAATTTATGACGGCTCAGCTTACGCTTAAGGGGAACGCTTACGCTTTAATAAATAGAGATGAAAGATACATTCCGACATCTATCCACCCAATAGTAAGCGATTCAGTTTCGGCTTACTTGGTTGACGGAGAAATGTTTTATCGTGTCAACGCTCCTGGCTTCCCTTCTGTAATTCCTGCCGTTGATATGTTGCATTTTAAAGGGCTTTCTGTAGATAATGTACTTGTAGGTAAATCGCCTATTCAAATGCACGCTGAAAGTTTAGGGATTGACCTTGCAGCAATCAAATCAAGTGCGGCAGTTTATAAAAATGGAACTCTTAAATTTTTGTTGAAGTCACAATCTAAAATTGATCAAGCTCAAGCCGCTCCATTGCGCAAGTCATTAGATGACGTTATTGATGGCAATTTGAGATCTACTGTTTTACCTCATGGCGTCGAAATGGAAAAACTTTCCATGACGCCAGAAGAGGCACAATATATTCAAGCTCGCCAATTTTCCGCTGAAGAAATCGCTCGTATTTTTGGGGTTCCGGCTTCAATGATTGGCGCTAAGGATGGAATTAAATCAAGCGTTGAGCAGGAATATCAAGACTTTTATCAGCGTACACTAATGAGCTATTGCATCAATATAGAGCAGGAGCTTCGCAGAAAATTGTTGACCGAGAATGATAAAAAATTATTTTACTTTAAATTTAATTTTAATTCATTATTGAGAGCTTCTGCAAACGACAGAGCTGATTTTTACAACAAAGGAATCAGAGGTGGATGGTTGTCGCCAAATGAGGCAAGAGCTTTTGAGGATGCCAATGGTTTTGACGGGGGCGAAAAATACTATGTTGAGGCAAATTTAATTCCTGCCGATCAATTCACTTCTTATATGGATGCTAAGATAAAACAACTTGAGGCATCAGCATATAAAAATAATAATCCAGACGGATCAAATAATAACACACAAGCATGAAAACTTTAAGATACACTGGAAATGTACAATATAGAGCTGATGGCGATGCAATGCCTACAGAGTTTGGCGGAATAGCTGCCGTTGTTGGCATCACTACTGATTTAAAATATTTTGAAGAGCGCATAGAAAAGGGAGCATTTGACAACGCATTAAAAAAAGATTATGACATCAGATGCCTTTTTAACCATGAGAGCGAGTTAATTTTGGGACGTACAAAAGCAAACACTTGCAAGGTTTTTGTAAATGCAGACGGGAATCTTGAGTACACATGGACACCAGACTACGAGAACCCTCTTCATGTTCAAGTAGCTCGGAGTATTATGCGTGGCGACATCACTCAAAGTTCATTTGCTTTTACTGTTGCTGATCGTTCTTGGGAAAAATCTGATAAATACGGAGATTTATCTCTTCATGTAATTAAAGAAATTGACGAGCTTTATGACGTTAGTCCGGTGACTTATCCGGCATACGTTGACACAGAGGCTGAGGCTCGCAGTTTAGAAAATACAAAGCCTAAAAAATCAAACGAATCTGACCAAATTGAAATTTTAAAACTTAAATACAAATGAAAATCAAAGCTCTAAAAGAAGAGAAAGGCCGTTTAATCGAGGAATTGAACGCCTTACAAAACAGCATTAACAGCGAGGCTCGTTCAATGTCTGCAACGGAAAAAACAAGATTTAGCGAAATCGACGCTCGTTTAGATGAGATTTCTTCTGAGGTTGAAACTCTTGAGAAATTACAGGCAAGAGCAGCTGAGAAAGTTAGCACAGCTCCAGTTTATGGCGCAGCTTCAAGCAGCGACAAAAATGAGCGCTCTAAAATGGTTAGCGAATACTCTTTTAAAAGAGCTATTGAGCAGGCAACAACTGGACGCAGAGAGGGTGTTGAATTTGAAATGCACAAAGAAGCGGCAAACGAGTTCCAACGTGCAGGCGTAAGCGTAAGCGCTCACTCTGTATTGTTACCATCTGACGTATTTAAGCGTGACATGACTGCAACAGGTGGAACATCTGGCTCAGAAGGTGGAGTAAATATCCAAACTAATGTCGGCGGAATTATTGACGTGTTATTGCCAGCTACTGTGTTGAATGGTTTGGGAATCACTCGTTTTGATAATTTGACAGGAAACTTGGATCTTCCAACAGCAAGCACTCAACCTGCTGCAGGTTGGAATACTGAAAACGGAACTGCAACTGAAAAAAGCCCTGCATTTTCAAAAATCAGTTTTTCTCCAAAAAGATTGGCTGCTTATATTCAAGTTTCAAACCAGTTATTGAGACAGTCTTCAAATTCTATTGACGCTTATGTTCGTCAATACTTGATTAACGCAATGGCTCAAGAGCTTGAGAAAGCTGCTATTAAAGGTGGTGGATCTAATGAGCCAACTGGTATCATTGGCAACAGCAACGTAAATGTAATTTATGCAGGTGGAGCAGCATCTAACAGCACCAACGCAAACGGAGCTGCAGCAGTATGGGCTGACGTTGTTAACGCAATGAAATCTGTCGAGAACAGCAACGCAATGGGACAGGCTTACTTGACCAACCCACTTGTAAAAGCTGCTCTACAAACTACTGCACGCCAAGCAAGCGGTGTTGAGGGTAACTTTATTTTACAAAGTGGCGCAGGCGAATTGAATGGCTACCCTATGGCTATCACTACAAATGTACCAAGCAACTTGTCAAAAGGCACAAGCTCAACTTTGTCTGCAATGATTTTCGGAGATTTCAGTAAATTGGCGGTTGCTTCTTGGGGCGGTATGGAGTTGACTGTTGACCCATTCAGCGGGGCAACTGCAGGCTTGACAAACATGGTTTTAAATGCTTACATGGATGTAAACTTATTACAGCCTAAAGCATTTGCAGTATGTAAGGACATTGTAGCCTAAAAATAAAACGGCACGGCGTTAACCGTGTGAAATTGGGGGGCTTAATTGTCCCCTCAATTTGCGAACATGAAAAAAATTAAATTCATCAAATTTCCAATAGCCTTAAATTTATCTTATGGCATTGGCGACGTGGCTGAACTTGAAACAAAACAAGCCGAAATGCTTATTGAGGAAGGCTATGCAGAGGAAGTAAAAGCACCAAAGAAAAAACCTATTAATCCAGAATACGATTAATCATGATCACAGGCAGCCGTATAGTATCGCTCACTAACAGTGCGACAGATTATATCTCATTATCTGAAGCTAAAGCTCATTTGAGAGTCACTCATTCTTCTGACGATTCATATATCAATTCTCTCATTATAGCGTCGCTTGAGGCTGCCTCTCATTATGTTGGTTTTTCTATTCAAGAAGCTGTTGTAAAATATGGATTTTCTGAACTTGCTGGGCAGCCCGCAATGGTTAATCCATTAAATGGGTCTCCTTTGCTTATTGGAAACTATTTAAGAGTTCCAAGTCGTGTGATTTCATTAGATCACTTATATTATGTTAACGAAAATAATACACTTGTTGAATTTGACGCATCAGATTATATTGATAGCCCAGATATTTTTGCTGATTTTGGTCTCAATGTTTATGTCAATTCTTTGCCTACTTCATTAACGGACGATAACACAAAATATATTGCTGAGGTTACAGAAGGGTTCACTCCTGAGACATTCCCAGAAGTGGTGAAAATTGCGTGCATGCTAATGATTGCGCAGTACTATGACAACAGGCAAAATATTATTGTAGGCACAATTTCAAGTGATATGCCATTTGGGGCAAATCATTTGCTTGATAAATATAAAATTTCGGTATTCGGATAACATGAACGCAGGCAGATTTGATACTCCAATAGAAATATGGCGCTATACAAATAGTGTTAATACTGACACTGGTGAACGTGTAAAATCATGGACTAAGCTTTCAGACGCTTGGTCGACATTCGAGCCAACAGATGGCGGCACAGAGGGGGTTTATGCGGATACAAGGGAGAATAAACAAACTGTTCATTTTACTTTAAGATTTACGGATGTTGGAGTAAATGACAGAATAAAACACAATGGAAAATATTACAATATCATCGCTCTTAAAATGATTGATAGAGATATGTATATTAAATTAATGACGCAGTTGACAGAATGATTAAGGGACTTGACGAACTGCTTAAAAAACTTGAGTTAACAAGTGCAGCAATCACTCAAGAGGAAGTAAAAAAAATTGTCAGAGATGAGGCGAAAGCTATTATAATTTCAGCACAAAGCAAGGCGCCTTCAACAGATATAAAAAACTCAATTGGATTTATTGAAAAAAATGAACAGAAATTCACAAAAACTGTGTTAATTGGTCCACGTTATTATGGCTCATTTCGTGGTCAATTAGCGCATACTTTTGAATATGGAACCGCTCCAAGATATACAAAGGACGGGAAATATAGGGGACACATAACGGCAAGACCATTTATGCGACCAGCGCTTGACGCTAACGCTTCAAATATTGTAACGAATGTTTCTAAAAGAATATTTAAACTTGCAACAGATAAATTTAAAAAATAATAAAAAATGGCAACCACTGGCTTAGTAAACGGAACACTTGTCAGCTTATATAAGGATGTAAGCGGCACGCTCACCAAAATCGCAAACGGAACAAGTGCAGATTTTGAAATGACAAAGGACACTATTGACGCTACCAACAAAGATGGCGGAAACTACAAAGAATTTTTAGTAGGTTTAAATTCTTGGACAATGTCTTTTGAAGGAATTTTTGAAGAGGATGCCTCTGTAGGCTCTGGATCATTGTCAGCTAAAGATATTATTTCTGATCTTGTTGCAGGCGATTTAATCACTGTTGTAATGACTTCAAATGTTACAGGAGATTTAAAATTGTCTGGACAAGCTTTATTAACTAACTTTGCATGGAGCGCACCAGTTAACGATGTAGCGACTTTCAGTTGCTCATTGCAAGGTAGTGGCACTTTGACTGTTGGCACAGTATAAAAGTAATTTTGTGTTTTCATATTCCATAAATTAGGGGGCTTGCGTCCCCTTTTTTTTATTATATTTGCAACATGGAATTTAAAAACTTACCTATATTTTTCAACATGACAGCGATTGAAAATGTCATGAAGGCTTCGCAAATGGACGATTTTTCTTCATTTGGCGAGAAAATGGAATTTGTAAAATCATTAAAATTTGCCAGAGATTGCGCATTTTACGGATTGAAATCTGGCTGTAAACGTGCAGGAATAGAAATGCCGTATAAAACCAGTGAGGATCTTGGTGACGATATTGATTCTTTTGAGGAATTAAATCCATGCGTTGAAGAATTTACAAAGGCGGTGGCTGATTTTTTTCAACCGAAGAGCCAAGAAGTGAAGGCTCAATAAATTCAAAGCCATTAACATGGCACGACATTAAGCGCATAGGGTGGGGGGAAATGAGCCTGACGCCTTCTGAGTGGGAAAATGTAACTCCTTTATATTTTCGCATAAGGCTTGAAGGTATGCGCAATGAGTCGCAGCAAAGATATCGCTCAGAGATGGAGCGCACACGATGGCTAGCAGCATTAATTCTCAGTCCACACGCAAAGAAAGGGCAACCAATTAACCCGCAGAAACTGTGTCAATTTTCTTGGGAAAAAGTGTCAACTGCTGACGTTGTTAATTTTGTAACTGAGAATAAAAAGTTATTTGATAAATTGCGACTGTGAAATCTTTAAAAGCAGTTTACAACATTCTGACATCAAATACAGCCTTAAATACGGCAGTAGGTGGCAGAATAAGCCCATTGAGATTACCTCAAGCAGTTACATTCCCAGCTATTTCCTATTATCAAGTTTCGCTGGTTGCAAATAATACACAGACGGGGTACTCAAAATCAGACTTTGCACGTGTGCAGATTTCAATTTTTGCAACAACACTTACAGAGTGTTTAAGCGTTGCTGATAAAACGAGAACGGCGATGCAAATTCAACCCGGCACATTTAATAGCGTTGTTGTCCATCAAGCGAAATTTGACAATGAAGTATTATTAAGTGATGACAGTGCGGGCGAAGAGGGGGTTTATCACATTGCGCAGGATTACATAATTAATTTCAACAGATAATGGCTGATAATAAAATAAATATTGTTATTGGTGCAGATATTGAAAAACTTAAAAAAGGTTTTCAAGATGCTGTAAGCATAACGGGCGCAAGTGGTAAAAAAATATCTACTGCAACCGACGCAATGGCTCGACAAATTGAAAAAGATTTTGAGAGAATTGCAACCTCAGCAAATACAAAAAGAGCTGTAACTCAATTACAAAATTTAGCACTAAAAGTTCAGTCGCTCGGTCCTGAATTTCAGGACATGGCGAATAAAATCATTCGCTCTGCCGGTGAAATTAAGGACAGCGTTGGCGATGTTGGTGCGCAGATTGACTATTTTGCATCAGACACACGGAGAATCGATGCCGTTGTAAGTGGAGTACAAGGCTTAGCAGGTGCATTTGCAATTGCTCAAGGGGCTTCCGCCTTGCTTGGCTCTGAGAACGAGGATCTACAAAAAACACTTGCAAAAGTAAACGGGGCCATTGCTTTACTGAATGGCATTCAATCGGTTCAAAATGTGCTACAAAAAGAAAGCGCATTTATGACTGGTCTCGCAGCTGCAGGACAACAACTTCTTGTAATTAAAACATACGCAGCAGCATCAGCAATGAATGCTTTTAAAGTCGCATTAATTGGAACGGGTATAGGCGCAGCTGTTATATTGGTGGCATCACTGGCGGACGCATTTTCAGACACAGCAAATAACACAAAGGAAGCAATTGAAGCGCAGAAAAAATATAATGATGAAATTGCAAAATTAAGAAAAGAACGTGAAGAGCTTGAACAAGGTGAGGAAAAATACACACGTAATGAGCTGAGCAGAGTAAGTGATAGGCTTAAAGCTGTACAAGATGAACTAAAAGAAAAGCAGGCATTTGGTGAGAAAATTGCAAGAGATAATAAAATTCTTGGAGTCGAGGAAGTTTCAACTGCAAAAGAAACAAGAGAAGGAAGAATTAAGGAATTGCAATTACTAAGCGAGCAGCTTATAGTTGAAAAATTAAAACTTGAACAAAAGGTTAAGCAAATAGATGATCAATCAGCTGCAAAACAAACAAAAAAGGCTGAGGATTTATCTCGCAAAATATTAAAAACTAAACAAGATCAGCTATCCAGCAGCTACGAATTAACCTTAAGTAATTTAAAAGCTGAGGAATCTGCTGCACTTTTGGCATCGCAAACAGAAGCTGAAAAGGCTCAAATTGCAAGTGATTACCAAATTATTGCGCTTGACGAAAAGGCTAAATATTTAAAGGATCAAGAGGCTTTAAAATCAAAAGAGGAAAAAAATGCTCAATTATTGAATGATAGTTTAAAAATTATTGCGAATGAAAAACAAGTAATTGAAAATAGTTTAACCGAAAAGCTTTCAAGCTTAAGGGCAAAAGATGTTGAAGATTCAAAAAAGAAAATTCAAGAGGCGCAAAAAATTGAGCAGGAACGTGCATCATTTGTGGAGCAGTCTTCAAAAAAAGAACTTGATGCAATAAATAATTACTACCAACAAAAAGAAAATCTTGCAACTAAAGATTATCAAAATGGACTGCTTACAGAAAAACAATACAATCAAGCAATATTATCTCTTCAATTGCAACGTGCCAAAAATACTCTTCAAGCCTTAAAAGATGCAGGAACACAAAATACAGCAGAGGTTGAAAAGCAAATTATTGACATTGAAGGTAAGTTAAAAGATGGGCTTACAAAGTTAGACGATGTAACTAAGAAATTTAACGATAGCATCAATAGCGCATTTCAAAGTATTTCGGCAGCCGGGCTTGAGGGCATAGGCAAATCAATAGGAGAGTCAATTATAGGAGGCGCATCGTTTATCGACTCGGCATTTGCTGTAATTCTCAACAGCGTCGCTTCATTTGCTGAGGCATATGGTAAGGCATTAATTGCAGCAGCTATTGCATCAGAGGCGTTCCAAAAATTGCTGATTTCAAATCCAGTGTTGGCTATTGCGGCGGGGGTAGCGTTGGTTGCAACGGCTACTGTTGTGCGAAGTGTTGCAGAAAGTGGCGTGACAGCATTTGCAGATGGTGGTATTGTTTCGGGTCCTACACTTGGACTTATGGGAGAATATCCGGGGGCATCAAGCAACCCCGAAGTAATTGCGCCACTGGATAAATTAAAGTCGTTAATTGGTGGCAGTTCAGATTCTGGTGGGTATGTAGCGGAGACTAAAATAAGCGGTCGAGACTTGTCATTGGTTTTAAAAAGATACGAAAGGGATTCGCAACGTGGGTAGGGTTTATTGGGGCGAGTTTACGTCAATAGCAGATATTGACTATCGTGTTGAAATTTGGGACGATCCAAGCGGAAGTGCTACGGGTGGGACTGAGTTGTCTCTTGGTGGCGCAGGGTTTACAATGGATAGCCAGGGGGAGGGTGACGGAATTTATGAGAATTTTATTCGCAAATCAAAGGCAACTGCCTATTTTATTGTAAACAATTCAACAGACGAAAATTATTTCACACAAATAGCGGTAACTGATGAGGCAAAATATGCGCTTGTAATTTACCGAGATAATAGTTTATTTTGGATTGGTCGCATCTTGCCGGATCAAATGCAATGGCAACGCAGCCCAGTTGATGCAAATATTGAATTTCAAATTAGCTCGGTTGACACCTTAAGCCTTTTAAACAATTACTATGTCGATCCGACTTGGTTCAGTAGTGTAAGTCGTTTAAATATGTTAGATTTAATTAGGCTTTCACTTGCCAAAACTGGGCTTCATTTGTATTGGGATCATTTAGGCTATTCGAGTGACTACATTCGTGACGCTGTGCAGTCATATATGGGGAATGTGCGACCTTCCGAATTTATTAAAAAATGGGAAATCAGTTTGCAGTCAGTTATCAAAGATTTGCAATTATTTGTTTCACCAAAATTAGACACTACTGATGCCGATGTTTATTTATCATGCGAGGAAATTATCAAAGAAGTTCTTGGCGTTTTTGGCGGGCGTTTGTTTTTGGATTCTGGAAAATATTGGATCATTCAACCTATAGCATACAGCGTATATTCAACATCTATAGACTATCGAGTTTATTCTACAGCAGGCATAAAAACCAACAGCACAATTCAAAACTTTGCACACAGGGTAACTTTAAGCACAACGGCTCGACCAAGATTTGAATCATTCCCAACGCTTACAAACTTGCCTGCAGTTAGGTATTTTGAACAAAGATACAAAAGGCTTCAATTTAAAAATGTTGTCAGGCCGAAGGCAAATTTATCAAGCACAGTTTTTGAAATTACAAATTTTAATTCATTCCAATTTGAACCAATTAAAATAAAAGCAACTTTGAACTTTGGTATGTTGACTTGGGCTGGATATAGCATACCTGCAGCCTCAAAAGTTTACATTGCTTTCAGAGCATACAGCTACACAACTGGGGTAATTAGGGTTTATAACTCAAATACAAAAGATTGGGAAGTTTCTGCAACTTTACCAGATTACGAATCTGTTGAATGTAAAATTTTCAAAGTTGAGCAGGCGGGCTCATTTAACTCAATTATAACCGTTGATTTTTTAAGAGATTTAGATCCTTCATACGGCGTGCAAGATTTATTTTTCCAATTTCAAATAATCGGTTTACAAAACACCGCAATCGGATCAGGGACGTCGACTGGGATAAATATGTGGGGGTCAATTACGGCGTGGCAAGAGGAAGGCACTGATAAAAAAATAAGAGTGTCAAATGTCAGCAATGTAAATGCTGCAAAAATAGTTAGTACAGATGTAATATTCCATTCGTATGGCCAGCAAATGTTTGGCAACTATCGAGGCGGCATTAATGTGATTGGAGAAACTCCGACAAATAGTTGGACTGGAGTGAGTGGAATTTATGACCCATTAAACTCTTCACTTTGTGGGGACTATATGAGTGTACACGCAAAAGCCGTGAGATTGATTCAAGGGGCTTGGGTTGACGCAGGAACTTACAGTAAAATCAAAACATTGTTTTTTGATAGTTCGATTTGGGTTTTCAACGGAGGCAAGTTTAACGCTCTTTATGAGAAATGGGACTGCGAATGGTTGAGAATTGCGCATGATGTCGATGATGTTTTGGTTGAAGATGAAGAGGACTACGAAAACTATAAAAATGCTGGAGGTGATGCGCTTGTAAGATTAATTAAGCAAACAGAAGAAACAAGAGAATCGATTAATAATATTTTTGACGCAATACCATTTAGAGCATTAAGGGATAGCATAGGCGCACCAACAACTGATCCTGCAACAGCAACAGACTACACGTTAAAATTGAGATTTGATCCAGCGACTCAAAATGTGGCATTTAAAACTGAACCATATAACCCAAATTCAAACGTCCTAATTGACGGTGGCACATTTGAAAACAAGAACGCATTTATTGATGCTGGCGGATTTGTAACAGAATAAAAAAACAATGTTTTTATTTTTGAACCATGGCGATAAAAATCAGGCGTGGTTTAGATGCTGACAGACTCTCTGTTATTTTTGAGGAGGGTGAAATATTATATACTACTGACACAAAATCATTTTATATTGGTGACGGGATAACGCCTGGGGGAAATCAAATAGGCGGAACGACTGCAGCCGAGTTGCTTAAAACAGAGGTT